CTGACAACAGCAACGGCCGGCAGGCGGATGGATTCGTGCTCGAGGCCGTTGCCGAGGCAGCGACCGCAACCGTTTACCCGCTGGATGGCACCAACGCCGAGCTGACCGGCCTGACCATCGGCGCCCGTTACTGGCTGGGCACGGCGGGTGGCGTGACCGCGACGCCGCTGGACGAAACCGACGCCGGCAACGCCAACAAAATCAGCCAGTACCTGGGCGTGGCGAAATCGGCCACCGAACTGGTGACCGATGACGACGGCTACGTGGTGCTGTGATGACGGCGCGCAGGCCGATTGTTTCGGCAGACGGTCGGCGCCGGCAGTTGCCGCCAGGCGACACGCTGGCCGGGGTGCCGGTCTACCTGCCGGCCTACCAGGCGAGCGGCGCCATGCTCCGGCTGGCGCTGAATCTCGATTACTCGCTACCGGTTACCCTCGCGGGCGGCAGCGTGCTGAATGTGCAGGTGGTGCTCAATGGCTGATGTGAAACCGCTGAAACTCGTCGATCAGGGTGGCGGCGCTGGGCGGCTGGCCGAGTTCCAGCCCGACGACACCCTGCCCATCAGCTTGATTACCGACCTGCAAGCGGCGCTGGACGGCAAGGTGAATGCGGCGCCAGGCATGGGGCTCAGCGAAGAGAGCTTCACGACTGCCGAGAAAAACAAGCTGGCCGGGGTCTCGGCTGGCGCCACGGCGAACGCTACTGATGCTCAGCTCCGAGCCCGCGCTACGCACACCGGCACACAGGCTATCAGCACTGTCGAGGGATTGCAGTCGGCGCTTGACAGCAAGGTCGATAAGGTCACTGGTAAGCAGCTATCAACAGAAGATTACACCAGCGCAGAAAAGATGAAGCTTGGCGGTATCCAAGCTGGAGCGCAGGTTAACAGCGTCACATCGGTGGCTGGCAAAACCGGCGCTGTTTCGCTGACCAAAGGTGATGTTGGTCTTGGTAATGTTGATAACACATCTGATGCTAACAAACCGGTATCAACTGCACAGCAGGCGGCGCTGGACGCCAGACCAACCGGAGCCGCTTTATCCGGTGTATCCCCCTCCATCCTCATCGTCGACCAGCTCCGCCGCTCTGTCGAAGCAGCCACCGGAGGTCGGCAAACCGTGCTCTACACAGCCAAGGGCCAGCCAAGCCACATGTACGTGTTCCCACGCTTCAATTGCGAGGACATTGCGCCGGGCGGTGAGTTGGGCACGGGCACGCACCCGGCATTTCTGTTCAATGGCACACCCGCGCAGGAGATTTTCGTCGGGGCGCACCTGGCTTCCGAGGTTGCTGGTGAGGCTGTCAGCCGACCTTTTGCTGACCCGCGCACATCGTTGAACTTTGACCAGTCACGCGCACTGTGCCAAGCCAACGGCTCTGGCTGGGATCTGATGAGCAATTTGGACTGGGCGGCGCTTGCGCTGTGGTGCATGGCGAACGGGTACGAGCCGCTGGGCAATACTAACTGGGGCCGACATCACACAAAGCGATGGGAGACCGGTCGGCGCGTTGACACACTGTCGCCGGGTGAGGCGACAGGAGTAGGGCGCACGCTGGCCGGGTCGGGCCCAGCATCATGGGCGCATGACGGCACGCCCGCTGGGATACAGGATTTGGTCGGCAACGTCTGGGAGTGGGTCAGCGGGATGAAGATGGTAAATGGTCGCGCCTGGCTTGCTCCTGATAACGGGAGGCTCACCGAGAGTCAGTTTGTCGATAGTGGGTTCGATATGCCCACCACGAGGGTGTTCTCGGCGGTGCCCGCAGCAGGGGCCAGCGCACTGGTAAAGCAGTCCCTGATTGCCCCAGCGTCGGCCTCTCTCGCTCCGCTGGGCGGCCTGTACACCGATCTGACGGCTGAGCGCCTGCCGCTCCGTGGCGGCACTTGGTACCGTTCGTCCAATGCCGGGCTGGGCGCGTTGACCCTCCACTACGCCCGCACGCTTGCGAGCAGCGATGTCGGCTTCCGTCCCCGCTTTCGCGCTCTGTAATCTGCCTTTCAGGCTTCTGTCAGGCCTGGCGATAGCCGGGCCGTAAGGATGTTATGTGTCACAGCAAGATTTGCAGATCCGCCTTAAGGTGGAAGAAATGATCCAGTACGCCTATGCGCCGCTGCGCAACTTTCCCAAATCGGAAAAACACGTGCTCTCGGCAGAGATTCGCCAGAGCATGTTCCGCCTGCTGAGGCTGGTGATCATCGTCAACAGGCGGTACCACAAGAAAACCACCATGCAGGATCTGGATGCCGAGCTGGACCTGCTGCGTTCACTGGTGCGGCTTGCGCAGGAGCTGACGTTTCTGCCGTTCCGGCAATCTGAAATCTGGGCGCGCCACCTGGCTGAGATAGGGCGAATGGTGGGCGGCTGGCTTAACTGGGCGAAAGCCCAGGCTTAAAGAGCAACAAGGGTCTGGCGTCAACTATGAGCGCCTGCCGATCCGTGGCGGCAATTGGAACAATTCGTCCAATGCCGGGCTGGGCGCGTTGAACCTCAACAACGCCCGCACGAATGCGAACAGCAATATCGGCTTCCGTCCCCGCTTCCGATCCCTGACGAGCCAGAAGGCCGGCCGCTACGGCGCCCGGTCCAGCGCTCGATCGAAAGGATGTCAGATCCTCGCCGCAAGGCGAAAAAACCTTAGCAGCCGGCGCGTGGTACCACGCCGGGAAGCCTGTCGGCTGCGCCATTATCGAGACGAAATGAAAACCCACACCCATTTATTCGAGCACGTCGTGACCTTCGACGCGCTCCACGCTGCGTACCTGCGCGCACGCAGAGGCAAGCGCCGCGCATGGCCCTGCCGAAGCTTCGAGCGCGACCTGGAGGGCAATCTGATCCAGCTCCAGAACGAACTGATCTGGGGCCAGTACCGCATAGGCGGCTATCGCTCCTTTGAAGTGCATGAGCCGAAAACACGGACTATCACCGCCCTTGTCGAGTTTCGAGATAGGGTTGTGCAGCATGCGCTAATGGCTGTGCTCGAACCGCTCTGGGAGGCGAGCTTTATCAATGCCAGCTTTGCCTGCCGCGTCGGCAAGGGCACGCACGCGGGCGCCGACCACGCCCAAGCCATGATGCGCGACTGCCTGCGCCGTCACGGCAGCCTATATGCACTCAAGGCGGACGTGCGCAAGTACTTCGCCAGCATCAATCACGCCACTCTCAAGCGCCTGCTGCGCCGCAAGATCGCCGACAGGCAGGTGCTGGCGATCCTCGACGGCATCATCGACAGCTACAGCGAACCCGCAACGCCCGGCTGCGGCATCCCGATCGGCAACCTCACCAGTCAGCTGATGGCCAACATCTATCTCGATGCGCTGGACCAGCACGTTAAGTGCAGGCGCCGAGAAAAGTGGTATGCGCGGTACATGGATGACTTCATTGTCCTGCATCCCGACAAGCGCCACCTGCAGGCGCTGCGCCTGGACCTGGAGCGATGGCTCGGCGATGAGCTGCAGCTGGAACTGAACCACAAGACAGGCGTTTTTCCTGTTGCCACCCACCGCGGGCGCGGCTTGGACTTCCTCGGCTATCACCTGTGGCCGCACAAGCGGCGGCTACGCAAGGCCAGCCTCAAACGATTCAAGCGCCGCGTGCGCCGCCTGCAAAGACAGTATGCCGCCCGCGCTGTTGACCTGCCGCATATCAAGCAACAGCTGGCGAGCTGGCTGGCGCATGCCCGCCACGGGGACGCAGTGCCTGCAGTAGCCAAATTCCTTGACCAGCATCCGTTTCGGAGGAACCCATGATCGAGCACGAAACCCCCGTCCAGCCCCACGCCGACTGGGCGCTCAGCGAAATCGAGCGCCGTCGACGTCAGGCCTACGCAGACCCGCTAACCGGCAGCGACATCCATTTTGCGGAGGCCTCACGCCTGAGCGCCATAGGCGACTCGGACGGTTCAGAGGCCGCAAAACAGATCGGCATTGCGCGGCATCGAGAGATCCAGGGCGCACACCCGTACCCCGTCGAATAATTCGGCCTCAGTTATTCAGCCCGCCACTGAGCGGGATTTTTTTCGCCTGGAGAAAATCCATGACCCTGAACGAGATCCGTGACCAGGCAATCACGCCTGCGCTCGCGCTGCTGCCTGCGCGTATGTCGAGCCGAGAGGCTGAGATTATGTTGCTGGGATAACGATTCTTGCAATTGGGAATATGGTATTATTCTTGGCGAGACTGGTGGCGCGCCAACGCCGCCAGTCTCTAACCACAAGCCAACCTGAACAGAGGTTATTCCTATGGCTGCAGAGAATATTACCACCGAGCTTCCTATTCATAGCTATGGCAATGACGGCAAGGCTCTCTATGAGAGAGTCTGTCGCGGTTGCGGGGCAAGGTCGATCGTTAAGAAGCCTCTCCTCGCGCGCATGTGCCATCCGTGCGCAATGAAGGATAAGCGGAACAGGCTTAGTCCTGGCTCTGTTCAATTCGACTATGGCAGCGGAGCGATAACTCGCTACGAGCGCAAATGTCGCGGTTGCGGGACTGTATCTCTTGCCGCCAAGAGAGATATGGGCCGCATGTGTAGGCAGTGTGCATTGAAGGCTAGGGCTACCCATGGTCTTTCGTCTCGTGGAAGCCCTCATCCTTTGTATAGGGTCCTGAAAAGTGCAGTGTCAAGATGCACTCACGAGAAGTCGAAGGACTATAAATGGTATGGAGCTAGAGGCATCAAAGTCTGCGAAGAGTGGTCCGAAAATCCGGAGGCTTTTGTCGCTTGGGCCATTGATAATGGTTACGAGAAGGGCAAGGAGTTAGACAGGATCAATAACGACGGCAACTATGAGCCGGGGAACTGCCGGTTTATATCTCATGCGATGAACTGCCGTAACAAGGGAAACTCCGTATTGACGGAGGATATCGTGAGAGCGATCCGGCAGTATGCGGCGGATGTTGGGAGCATAAAAAAAGCAGCAGAGCATTTTGGAATCCCTTTATCAACCGCTGGAGGGATAGTTAGGCGAACATCCTGGGCGGAAGTCGTTTAAAGCCCAATGAATAACCGACCCGGCCGAGCGCCGGGTTTTTATTGCCCGGAGAAAACATGCACACATCACAGAAGGGGCTTGACCTGATCAAGTCCTTTGAGGGGCTGCGCCTGTCTGCCTATAAATGCCCGGCCGGCGTCTGGACGATCGGCTATGGCACAACTGCCGGCGTGAAGCCGGGCCAGTCCATCACGAAGGAGCGAGCCGAGGAACTGTTGCGCGACGACGTGAAGCGATTCGAGGATCAGGTTCTGCGCCTGGTAAAGGTGCCACTGACGCAGGGCCAGTTCGACGCTTTGGTCTCCTTCACCTACAACCTGGGCGCCGCCAATCTCGGCAATTCGACGCTGCTGCGATTGCTGAACGCCGGCGACTACAAGGGCGCCGCCGCTCAGTTCGATCGCTGGACAAAGGCAGGTGGCAAAGAGCTTCCGGGTTTGGTGAAGCGCCGGGCTGCCGAGCGCGCGCTGTTCGAGGGCAAGCCATGACCGCCTGGCTGAAGTTCGTGCCCGGCTGGGCCTGGTGGGTGCTGGCCCTGGCTGTTGTGGCCGGCGGGCAGCAGATGCGCGTGCTATCGGCGCAGTCTGTGGCCTCAAAGGCACAGGCCGACCTTGCCAACTACCGCACCGAAGTCAGCGAACGCGATCGCCGCGCTGCGCTTTACGTCATGCAGGAAAACCAGCGGCGCCAGGCCGCAACGGAGAAAGCAGATGCAGAGGCGCAGGAACAACTGGCTGTCGCGCGTAGCGATGCTGAGCGCGCTGGCAGTGCTCTTGAGCGCCTGCAGCAGCGCCCCGCCGCAGCTGAGCAACGCAGTCGTGACGCCGGCAATGCCATCACTGCCCAGCTCAGCCAGGCAGCCGAAGGCAACGCCCGAGTGCGAGCCGACGTGTTCGGCCGGATTGGAGAGGCTGCTCAACTCTATGCTGGAGTTGCAGACGAGCGAGGAATAGCTGGGTCGGCTTGTGGGAAAGCGTATGACTCACTCAGCCGATAGCGCCTTGCGAATCCCCTCGCTCACATTCCCGCCGCCTAGCTCCGCCGCCCGGGTCAAGCTGGCCTCATCCAGATAGACGTTGACCCGTTTCCCGCCGTCGAGCTTTTTCGCGGCCGGATCTATCGCAGCGCGCACTTTGCGTTGGTCGAGTGTGCGGATCGACCCGGCATTGGCTTGCGCGTAGTTGCCAGTGGTCAGATTGCGCACTAGGGCACCGGTATCGCCTTCGCCGCGGGTCACGGTCCCGACCATCTCCCAGCCTGGTAGGTCGGTTGACTGGTAGAGCATTGGCTTGCCTGGCTGCTCGATGGTGATGCGGCTGCGGTTGTCGTGGCTCATTGCTCAACTCTCGAAGGGGATGGGTTCGGTGCGGTAGGA